AAGGACGAAGCCGAAGAGAAGCTGGAAGAGGCCAAGAAGGAAACTTCTGACGCCGCTATCGGCGCTCGCGTGAAGTCCACCCTCGACACCATCGCCCTCGCCTCCAAGGTTGTGAAGTCGTTCGACGCGAAGGGCCTGGTGTCCCCGCTCGAAATCAAGCGTGCCGCCATGGCGCAGCTGAAGCCGACCCGCGACTGGGCTGGCAAGTCCGAAGCCTACGTGCTGGCTGCCTTCGACGCCGCTGCTGATGAGGCAGACGAGAAGAAGGAAACCGAGGACGAGGATGACGACGACAAGTCGAAAACCAACGACAGCCTGGCTCGCTTCGCTGCTGATGCCGCCAAGCGTGGCCTGAAGCCGACCACTGACGGTTCGGACGCCTACAACAAATACCTGCGAGGTGAGAAATAATGGGCATTGCAGTCGATACCTTTGGCCAGTACGCCGGCAAGGCCTACGAAGGTCAGGTCAATGACCTGTCGATGGCCGACATCACCACCGCCGTGGTAACGCTCGCCGTTCCGTTCGGTCGCGCCGTGGTGTCCGACACCGCTGACCGCTCGGGCAAGCTGCCTGCCGCTGGTGCCGGTTTCTTCCTCGGCGTCTCGGCCCGCAACGTGGTCGGTGTCAGTGGCACCTACCAGACTGGCCAGTCCTCGGACAACGGCAACGTGGTCGGCGGCTACCGCTCCGGTCAAGAAGCCAGCCTGGTCGCTCACGGTCGCATCTGGGTCAAGACCCTGGGTGGCGCCACCAAGGGTGCGCAGGTCTACGCCCTGCCAACCACTGGCGAGTTCACCAACGCTGCGACCGCCGGCAACCACGTTCTGGCCGGCTGCACGTTCCTGACCGCCGCTGCCGCTGGTGAATTGGTGCTGGTACAGATCAAAGCCATCGCGCCTACCACCATCGCCGCATAAGGACTGACCAATGCGAACTTTTGACGCAGCTGCCCAGGCTCAACTGGGCTTCCTCATTGGTCAATTGACCTATGTCGAGCAGGAGGTATTGCGCCAGCCATACCCCGAAATCAAATACCCGTCGATCCTGACGGTGGACACCTCGGCCCCGGACTACACCGAGTCGATCGCCTTCAAGGTGCTCGACTACAAGGGTGAGCCGGCACCAATCGGCGACACCTCCCACGACTTCCCGCTGGCCGAGATTGCCGCCAAGATGGGTGGCGTGGACGTCGTGCAGGCTGGTCTGGGCTATGCCTACAGCCAGATCGAAGTCGGCAAGGCCATGGAAATGGCGAACGCACAAGGCTTCGGTGGTGCAATCAACTACCTGGCTGAGAAGCCAATTGCCGTCCGCACCCTGACCGAACAGTGGCTGGATCGTGTGGCCATGGTCGGTGATGCACGCTGGCCTTCGCTGGCCACCGGTGGCCTGCTGAAGTATCCAGGTGTTCCTGTGCTGGCTACCGGCACCCTGCTCGGCGGTTCGAACAAGACCTTCGCGCAGATCCTGGCGCAAGCACCGGACACCGCTGCCAGTGACATGCTGACCCTGCTGAACAACTTCATCCTGCAGGTGTACTCGGTACAGACCAACAGCATCTTCCGTCCGACGCACATCCTGCTGCCGCTGACTCAGTACGGCCAGTTGATCACCTTCCGCATTCCGAACACTGCGGAAACCTTGATCGGCTACCTGCAGCGCGTGCTGAACGTCATCTTCGAGCCGATTCTTCAGCTCAAGGGTGCGGGTGCTGGCAGCACTGACCGGATGATGGCTTACACCAAGAACGTTCAGTTCGCCAAGTTTCACCTTCCATTGCCGTTCAATTTGAACGCACCGATCCCGTCGCACGGCGGCCTGAAGTTCGAGGCTGCTGGTGTTGTGCGCACTGCTGGTACCGAGCTGCGCGTTCCGCAAAGTCACGCGTACTGCGACGGCATCTAAGGGGGTCACATGGCTCGCAAACAAGGCAAGGCAGACGAGGCCGCTTCGGCGGACCTCATTGTCTGGACCAACGTCAGCCGGAACCCAGTAGTCCTGGATGATGGCAGCACGGTGAATCCAGGCGAAAGCACCACTCCCGAGCAGGCCGAGTTCGCTGAAGGCTCGTTCTGGGAAGAGCACGGCGTGTTGGTGTCCGGCTCGCCGGTGCTGACCGACGACGGCGCTGGCCAGATCGAAGCGCTGGGCGCCGAGATCGAAGGTCTGCGCGCTCAGCTGGTCGCCGCTGGCAGCGAGAAAGACGCGCTGCTGGCCGAGATCGAAGCGCTGAAGGCCAAGATTCCAAAGGCCTAGTAACACCCGGTACGGCCATGGCCCATCTTGAGCTAAGATGGGCCATGACAACCGACCGCCAAGGATTCCACCATGAACGAATTCAAGGACCTGTACGAGTGCAAGTTCGAGCTATCCGATAGCGATTTTCTTTTGGTGCAGCTTGCCGAAAAGTACCATCGTGTAACGGAGGCCTACGACCTCACGGTATGCACAGGCCCAATTGTTCATGGTTCGATAATGCCCGCGACTCACTTTGAGCGCGAAAGGATCAGTCGCAACGCTCGCGGAGTGTTTGAGTCGATTGTTCTGGAATACCCGCAGTTCTCGCGATCCGAGTTAAGGCGCGCAATCAGCGCTGCCGACCGGTAACGCACGCACCAACACACAGAAGACCCGCCAAGTGCGGGTTTTTTGCATTCTGGAGTCTGACCCGTGGCTGAACTGACCATTGAAGTGACGCCGGCGATCATTGCTGACTTCCGAGCGTTCTACGAAGAATTTTCCGACAGTGCCACATGGTCTGATTCCAAGATCACGAAGGCGCTGTACATCGCACGCGGCGAGCTCGATGCCTGCCGCTGGGGCGACTACAAACCCTACTCGTTCCTCCAGCGAGGCTGGTTCGCCCTGGCGGCGCATTACCTGACCTGGAACAAGGCGACGACCGACGCCACGACCGCAGACGGCAGCGCCTCGACACCCTTCGCGCAGGCCAGCAAGTCCGTGCGTGACGAATCTGTGTCCTACGCCATCCCGGCAGCAATGGCCAACCTGACGACGTGGGAAGCGGCTCTGGCCCTGACCCCCTACGGCAACGAATACCTGCACCTGCGTGATCGGGCTGGCATGGGCGCGGTCTGCGTATGATCCGCCCCGAAATCAGCCTGATCGGCAAGCAGCAGGTCGAGGAAGCGCTGAAGGATCTGGCCAAGAAGCTGGAAGGCGATATGCGCGTGCTGGCCGGCGTACCGAAAGGCGCTGGCACCTACGAAGACGGCTTGACCCTAGCAACCATCGCCGCTGTCAACAACTTCGGCTCGGCCGACGGCAAGATCCCTGCCCGTCCGGTGCTTGAGCCCGCCATTACCAAAGGCGCTCCGCAATATCAGCGACTCGCCGAGGTGATGTTGCCCAAGGTGCTCAGCGGCGAAATGACCATGCGCATCCTTCTGGAGCAGATGGGTCAGTTGGCCGAGGGGCACATCAAGCAGGAAATCACCGACCTGAAGACGCCGCCCAATGCGCCGTCGACGATCAAGAAGAAGGGTTCCGACAACCCGCTGATCGACACCAGCGCCTTCCGCCAGTCCATTCGTTACGTCATCGACGACGGCTCTGAACCAATCGAAGAGGGTCTGTGATGGGCTTGAACATGCGCGGCCACGTAAGCGGCCCCTTCGTGACGCACAAGGGCGTGATCCTGAACCGCTACACCAGCGAGATCGTCGACTTCGAGCCGGCCCTGACCCTGAGCTACACCGACAGCTTCAACGCCAACGTGCAGCCGGTCAGCGACAAGGAAATCGAATTCCTGCAAATCGGCGCCGAGCGCATCAACGACGTGCGGGTGATCCACCGCAATGACGGCAAGGGCATCGAGGTATCCACCCCGGGCAAGCTCGCCGACATCCTGGTGTTCGCCGAGACGCCTGACAAGGAGCCGACCTGGTGGAAGTCCATCGCGACCGACTTCAGACCCTGGCACAACTTCTGCCGCGCCGTGGTGGCCAAGCTGGACCAGTCCGAGATTGACCGACTGGATCTGAATATTCTGGTCACTGCCATCGAGCCGGTCGCCCAAGACACCTACGACTACGCCAACCCCACACTGCCCGAGGACGTAGGACATGCTTGACGACCTCGAAATGACCAAGGCCGTGTGCAGGATCGTCGTAGCGGCCACTGGACTACCGGCGAACAAGGTCATCATTGGCGACCCGGGTGACGCCTCACCGACCGGCAGCTACTGCGCTGTACGTCTGGACAATCCATCCCAGTACGGTCAGGCGCTCAACTCGCAAACCGATGTCGTCGCCACTGATGACCCGCAGTACAACGACATCCTCGCCAAGGTCGCCACCCAGTTCACCCTGGGCTTCAGCCTCAACTTCTACCGAGCGGGCGCCAAGCGTTACGCCGCCGCGATCTGCGAGGCGAACAAGCGCGAGCCGATTGCGGCCATCCTGCGTACCGCCAAGCTCGGCTGGTCCCGCGTGTCACCGATCAACAACCTGACCGGCCTCTACCAGGCGGCCATGGAAGAACGCGCACAACTCACCCTGTACCTGTATGGCGAATCGATCGCCGAAGACCGCGTTCAGCGGATCTATCGCGCGGAATTCTCCGTGCAAACCGAACAATCTGGCGCCATTGCGCAAGGGGAAGTAAATGGCTTATCCGGCTGAAGAAATTATCAACATCAACGTCCTGATCAACTCGGCCGGGCTGGGCACCTCCAACTTCGGTGCAGGCATGGTCTTCGCAGACTTCGATTCGTCGAGTGATGTGACCTTTGTCGAGGGCACCTACCGCGACTACGGCTCGCCCACTCAGGTGGCGGCTGACTTCAACATCGCCTCCGACCCCTACGCTGCCGCACTGGCATGGTTCTCGGCCGTTCCGAAGCCGAAGAGCCTGCGTATCTACCTGCGCATCGAGAACGACACCGCCGTTGAGTCGTTGAATGACGCGATCAGCAAAGGGATCTGGTTCTACTGGTACGAGTTCGAAACCTCGATCCGCGCTGTTGATGCTGACGTGCTGGCGCTGGGTGCCGCTGGCGATGCCGCGAACAAGTTCTTTGCCTTCACCACCAACCAGGCCGGCGTGCGCGATCCATCGGTCACGACCGATATCGTCACCAAGGCCTTCACCCAAGGCTCGCGCCGCATGTTCGTTGTGAGTCACGCCACTGAGCTGTATGCAGGCTTCGAGCTGGCGGCCGTGTTCAGTCGTGTCAACTTCAACGCAGCGAACTCGACCATCACCGGCGAATTCAAGAAGCTGCCCGGCATCGACGCCGAAAGCCTGACCCCGACCGCTTACGGTGCGATGAAGTCTAAGGGCGCCATCTTCTACACCGTCGTTGAAACCGGTGGTGAGAAGGATATGGGGCGCGTTATCAACTCCAAGACCACGTCGGCCTTCGGCGAGTACATCGACGACGTCTTCAACTTGGACGCTTTCGTCAACTACGAGCGGGTTGGCCTGTACAACGCCATGGTCAAGGTTCCGACCAAGCTGCGCCAGACCCCGCCAGGTCAGCAAGTCTTGATCGATGCCGGCTCGCAGGTGGGTGAGGTCTTCATCGGCAACGGCTATCTGGGCGAGCGAAACTTCACCGACGACGAAACCGGTGAAGAGAAGACCAGTCGTGGCTACGAAATGCTGACCAAGGCCAACGAGATTCTGCTGATCTCCGACGCTGAGCGTGCTGCTCGCGGCTCGGCACCGATCCGTATGCGTCTCTTCCGTGCTGGCGCTATCCATGCCGTCGACCTGACGGCCAACGTAGAATAAGGGGCGCTGACTCATGTCTTTAGCTGATCTTTCTGTAGAAAACACCATCATCGTGATCACCGGCGTCGGCCAGATCAATGACTGGGGCAAGACCGATCCACCCTTCACCATTGAGCCGATCGACGACAAGTCGACACTGATTCGTGGCTTGGGTGGTCGCGCCGTCAAGTTTACCCGGATCAACCCGGGTCAGCGCCTCACCCTGAACCTGCTGCCCGGCAGTCCTCAGGCCGTCGGCTTGCAGGCACTGATCAATGCAGGCACTGAAGTGTCTGGCTCGTATGCTTCGATCGCCGGCCTCGAAGGCGCGATCTTCTCGGAAGGCGTCGGCACCAAGGGTAAATCCATGGCGCGCGGCGGTCCCGGCATGAACGACGCGACCTTCATCTTTGAATTCAACGCAGGTATCGCGCAATGAGTTTGGCCGAAGCCTACATTCGCACCATCGAGCATGACGGCGTGACCTACCGCTTCGGCATGCCGAGTGCCGAGAAGCAGCGGGCCGTGCTGTTCCGGCTGGGCAAGTATGGCGTCGAGCCGATGATTCGCGGCCTGGCCTTGGCTGAGCTTGGGCAGGCATCTGAATTCATGGTCGCTGGCGGCATCGTCGGCACCATGCTCGCGCGCATGCCTGAAGACGACTTCAACTTCGTCTGCGACTCCATGCTGGGCAAGCTGTTCAAGGAAGGCTCGACCACTCCGCTGACTATGGAAGATTTCTCTGGCCGACTGAAGACCTACTTCACCATCGTGGTGCTGGCCCTCGGGAATGTCTTTGCGGATTTTTCGGGGCTCCTGACCCTCTTCCAGAAATCTACCGATTCAGCAAAGGCGGCGGATTCGAGTCAGGAGAACGCCTCAACCCAGCCGTCGACTGGGAACTCTGGAGACCCTGCGTAGGGATACCCGGCCTGTGCCCGCCGCTGTGCACCTACAAAGACCTCACGGATGGAACCTATTCGCTCGGCTGGGTCAAGCGGGCGAATTTGGTCATGGATGAAATGATTTACGCCCGGCACATGGCCAAGGCCAATAACCCAGAATAGCCCTGCACTTGCGGGGCTTTTTGTTTTCAAGGAGCCGGCCTGTGAAGGTGCTCGAAAGTTTCATGATCGCCCTCGGCCTCAAGGTCGACAAAAAG